GATACTACTCTTCCAGCTTCTCTACAGCAAGCTAGTCCGCAAGGGCTACAAGTCGTTGCTCGCAGAGGTGGACACTCAATCGTTATGGACGACGGCGACATCATTGGCAGAGATCAACTCATAAGAATCAGGACAGCACTGGGCCATCAAATCATGATGAGCGATGACGGTCAAACGCTAATGATTCTTCACTCTAACGGACAGTCATACATTGAGTTAGGTAAAGAGGGTACGATTGACATGTACTCTACTAACTCTGTGAACATTAGAACACAAGGTGACCTGAACTTACACGCCGACCGAGATATTAATCTTCATGCTATGAATAATCTTAATATTCAGGCAAAACAGCTTCATACTAACTCCGAAGATAGCACTCTAATGCGGTCAGCCGGCAATTTTAGTATGTCGGCCACTAAAGATATCACTGGACTGGCCGCAGGTGCAGTAGCATTTGCTTCAGGCGGCGATGCGTCATTAGCAGCAGGTGGGCAAGCATATGTGAATGGTTCTAAGGTAAATCTTAATAGTGGTAAATCAAGTACTACTCCAGAAGCCGTACCAAACATACCGCTGGTTGCACAGACCGACACGCTGTATGATAAAGAAAAAGGCTTCATGGCTGCACCAGGTAAGCTGCTGTCAATCGTTTCTCGTGCACCTGCACACGCACCTTGGTCTAACGCAGGACAAGGTGTAGATGTTAAGACAAACCTAGACGCATCTGCTGCACTACCTGCTGCACCTTCTGCTTCAACTGCGGCTGCTACTGCTGCAGGAAGTGCTACAGGAGCAACGCCACCAGCTGTAGCAACAGTAGCATCAGCACCTAATAGTACTCCGGCAGCGTCTGCTGCATTGGACAAAGGTACTACAAGCGCAATGGTAGCAGCACAAGCAACATCGGCTGCTGCAGGACCACTCGCCGCCGCAACCAAACAAGGTTCAGCTATAGTCAAGACTGCAACCGGACCTATAGCTGCTATAGGAGCGTTCGCCCTAACACCGTCATCTCTTGCTCAAGGTGGAATATTGAAGCCGGGTGCAGACATACTTGTCAATGGCCTAGTACAACAAGGTGCTAACTTAGCAAAAGCAATGCCTCCTTCATTGTTTACTGGTATCGGAGGAGTAAGAAGTCTATCCAGTCTCACATCGAACATGACCGCCCAAGTAGGCGCAGTAGTCACTAACATGCAGAAAGCACAAACTGGTTTAGGCATGACTGGTGCATTGACAGGAAGCGAGGCACCGTCACAAGTAGCAGGATTAGTACAAGCTGCTGCAACTACTGGAATAGCGTCAACCACTGCTGCTATTCATCAAATCAGCGGTGTAGCAAGTAGTGTTACTGGTGCAATAAGTGCTGTTACTAGTGGTCCAGGCTTAACAAGTAGCTTAGGAGCAAAAGTAGGATCACTATCAGGCGGCGCTGCTGGAATCACCAATGCTGCGGCCGGAGCCGCCTCAGGCGCAGTCAATCAAATATCAGGCGCATTAGCAGCAATTGGTTCTGGTGTCGCAGCCGCAGGATTATCTGCATCGTTAGGTGGATTAGGTGGAATAGCTAGCGCATTGACCGCAATGGGTAAAATACCTAGCTTAGCCGGCCTGCTTGATCAAGCCAAAGGCGTCGCAGCATCAGCATTTGCCGCAATCAAGAACTCATTTGTTCCCTTTAAAGCAGGTGTACCGCAGAATCTTACTGCCATAGCACACAAAGCAGCATCTACGGCATCCGAACAGTCATCACAAACAAGTCAGGAAAGTAGTTCAGTGCTAAGTTCGGTGACTAGTGGAGTTAATCCGATGGCAAGAAGCAGTGCGATTGGAGGACTGAGTAGTGTGGCAGGCAAAGTCACTGGTATTAAGATCGGGGCTCTAACAACACTTGCGTCTGTTACGGGTTCGGTATCCGGAGCGGTAGCAGCAGTAAACAACTCTGTTGGTGGAATCACTGGATCAGTCACCTCAGCAGCATCTATAATTAGCGCAGCAACACGAGCAACTAACATCGCAACTGACTCTTTGGGCTCGGTAAGAACTACTATCGGTGGAGTAACTGGAATCTCAAGTGTGGCTTCAGGTAGTGTTAGTGGGTATGCATCATTGTCGTCTATTGCAGGCGGAAGTTCTTCTATTGGAAATCCACTAAATCCAACAGTAAGTGGGTTAAAGACCGCTATCGGTTCGATAAGTGCTATTTCTGGCGCCGGGGCAATGATCTCTAGCGGAAATCTCGGTGGACTATCTACTGCCGCCTCTTTTGTTCAGCAAGGTTCAGCCGCGTCAACCGCATCCTCTCTCGCATCAGGATTAAGTAACCTGCCAGGTGGTATCAATACTGTGTCATCCGTGATAAACAACGCACCAAATGCTATTAACCTAATTCCGGGCGCGGGCGCGCTTTCAGGCTTGATAAACAACGCAAGGTCAGCCGCGATGAGTGGTATAAGTTCGGCTGGTAGTTTAACTGGTAAATTAGGAAGTCTGACCTCAATAGCGTCATCAGGTCTATCTGTTGGCAGTATTGCTCAGCTACAGTCTTCAATCACTTCTCTATCATCGGGTCCAGGTGGAGTCAATCTTCCTACTGTAGGATTCAACACGACAGATAGAACTGCTATAACTTCACAGATCACTACCGTATTAAACGATCCTGGAATTCCAATCCCAAATCTTGTTGGATCTATTCCTGACACCGCAGTATCTTCTGCTCAGTCGTTGATTGACCAAGGTGACAAACTAGCATCTTTGGCTGATCAACTTTTGATGTATAATGAAAAGGCACAAGCAGCACTTGACGCATACATTACCGCCCAACAAACTTTGCCAACCGGAGACTCTCAAATCGAATCATTAAGCACAGCATATTATGATATAGTAAATGACCCTACTTATATTTCGCTAAAAAAGCAAGTAAATGGTAGTTTAGAGGCGACCAGTACTACTGTAACTGAAGCAGGAACAACGATAACCACACTCACTAATAATGCTCAAACACGTGTAACCACTACCACAAACTCATCTACTCAAACCTCTTCGTCTCTTGAGGTATTACAAGCATCAGTGGGAGCAAATAAGGCAGCGACTAGCCGTTCACTTTCAGGTACAACTGGTTCTGTAACAGGCATTGGCGCGGTTACTTAACAGTAACTTAGCATAAATATCAACATGGCACAGTATATAGGTTTCAGTACAATCAATGCAGGTCTACCAAAGACAACCAATGTACTTCCTGGACAAGACGGAGGAGTTGGTGGTATAGGTGGCCCTGGAGGCCAACAGCCTATCGTATTTGGCAAGAAGTTCCGTACAGTAGATCAGCAACTAGTATTACAAGATTTGATCAATGCTCTTAATATACCATATGGACAGAAAGTAGGACAACCACAGTACGGCACTAGTATTTGGAATTACGTCTTTGAACCTAATACTCTGGACGTACAGACTCAATTGCAGAACGAAGTAAGACGAGTCATCTCATTGGATCCTAGATTATCGGTTGGTTATGTAAATGTTTATCCACAAGAAAATGGCATTCTAATTGAAGTTCAAGTGGCAGTAGTACCTTTCAATCAAGCTACTGTATTGAACGTGTTTTTTAATCAACAAACTGGTATTGCAGCTATACAATAAGAAAACTGCTTTTTTGAGAATGATAAATATATCTAAATCAAAAGAGTATAAGTTATGCCAACCAACACGTCAAACACATCAAGTACGACAAACGTAGCAAGCTCTGCACCTACAAGCACACTTCAATCAGCGTTGTTTGGTGTAAATAACTGGCAAGCTCTCTACCAAACCTCGCAGCAAGCTGACTTTAGAAGCTATGACTTTGATACTCTGCGTAACAGCTTTGTAAACTATCTACAACTATACTACCCAGAAACATTTAACGATTATACCGAGTCATCCGAGTACATTGCCCTATTAGATGTCATGGCTTATATGGGCCAAGGTCTTGCCTTTCGCAATGATCTCAACTCTCGCGAGAACTTTCTTGCTACCGCCGAGCGCCGAGATTCCGTTGTAAAGCTTGCCAATCTCGTAAGCTATACTCCGCTACGTAACATTGCAGGACAGGGCTGGCTGAAGGTAACTAGCATATCAACTACACAAAATATCACTGATATCAACGGCACTAATCTAAGTAACATCCCTGTTTTATGGAATGATCCGGCTAACCCAAGTTGGTTAGAACAGATGAACACCATCTGGAATGCTGCTCTAGTTTCTTCACAACGCATCGGTCAACCAGGCAACATCTCAAACATCTTAGGTGTGACAACTAGTGAATATGCTATACAGATTCCTCCAACTTCTCTACCTATCGCACCTTTCACATCTACCATCGATGGCATGACGATGAACTTTGAACTATGCAGTGTAACTTCATTGAACGAAGACTACATCTATGAGATTCCTCCCGCGCCGTCAGGTAGATTCAACATGGTCTATCGCAATGACCAACTAGGCTTTGGTTCTCCTGCAACTGGGTTCTTCTTCTACTTCAAGCAAGGCACTCTACAGAACTATGACTTCACCCTGCAACAACAGGTGTCCAATCAAATCATTCCGATCGGTGCAATTCAAGGTGTAAACAATACTGACACTTGGTTGTATCAATTAAACGCTGACGGTACTACTCCACTTTGGACTCAAGTTCAAAGCATCTATGCAGACGCACATCAACAAACGGTAGCTTCAGGAAGAACTATCTTCTCGGTAAACTCAGGATATAACGATCAAGTCTCGTATGTGTTCGGTGATGGCATTTTCTCTCAGATTCCGCTTGGCTCGTACCGAGCATATGTTCGTGCAGGTAATGCTCTCACTTACACTATCAATCCTAGTGAGATGAACGGTATCGCTGTGTCGTTCACATACCTCACTGCTCAAGGTTCGTCGGAAACATTGACTATCGGATTGTCACTACAACAAACTGTTTCAACTGCTCAAGCCCGTGAGTCTCTAGCTAACATCAAGCAGAATGCTCCTGCACAATACTATACACAGAATCGTATGGTCAACGGTGAAGACTACAGTAATTTCCCTTATACACAATACAATTCAATAGTCAAGTCAAAAGCAATAAACCGTGCATCAGTTGGTGTATCTAAGAATCTAGACCTTCTTGATCCAACTGGCAAATA